ATGATCCCTGCGGCGGACTTCCTGTGGAAGAGAGTGCAGATTGAAGTAACGTCAGGCTATCAGTGGATCATCTTACTGCTGGGAGGATATTCACTGCCTGCCTGAACGCTGCCGTACTCCGAGGATTGCGCCATAAGGCTGCTTTGCACTTCAACGACGGCGTTGGTACACGCCTGCTTTCTGAACGCCATTTTCTCTGAAATGGCCATAAGCTGAAGTTTTTCCATCAGGCTGTATGGCGTTATGGGATCGCCTTCGCTCAAAAGAGCAAGAATGGCTTCTCCCAGCACAATATCAGTCAATCTTTTATCATTAAATCTATTCATATCTGTGCCAGTTGCTTCTTTTGCCGGAAATCTAAAACGGTACGACGCTAAACAATCTAGCCCGCAATGTACAGGGGTTTTCATCTATAACACCCTGATTTCATCATCGTACACCCCACAGCGATCGTGCGGCTTTCGTTATGGCGATACCGTGAAACAGATATGCGGGTAAAAAAGGTATCCTCGACAGTGTAGCCTCCCTCCCCGTTTCTGCCAGCTCATTCAGCCGAACGTGGCTGTCGGCGATCGCCATTAGTCTGCTTCATGCTATGAATAAATGTAAATTTTTTTGACTAATAGGATCGCATAGAATCGGTTAGAGAGGGGGAGCTCTGTCCCCCTGAGGGAGCCGTGTTATGCAAGACCAGGCAGCCTGGTCTCGTCAACCAGAGGTGTAGGCCACTCGATGTCCGGCGCGGTTGTTGTATCGACCGCATCGAGAGCATCAACGTAGTCAAGCCACATAATGAAAGTGTCAACTTCTAAACCTGTTAACCTCCCCAGAGCGAGTCTGGAAGGCCACTGCTTATTATTTAT